TATGACACCATTCTTTTGGCGTGGCATTGGTAATTATGTGGTCCCCTTAGTGGCTGACTAGACCACCCACATAACAGCCTGCCAATACTATTGTTCGTCAGTACTTGTAATATCTAACGACCAATCATCAACGGAACCACCATCTAGTTCTAATTGAATTCCGTTTTCAACTATCTGGTAAGCATCATCTTCTGACTCTGCTTCTATGTCTGTGATAGTAAACTCTACACGACCTGATACTGTCCAGAGTTTCTTAAGTTTATCTGCACCAATAGACTCTAGTAATTCATTGATGTCATCAACTGTGAATGTAAGTTCACTATCTCCTGTGCCGTACTGTCCGTTAAAGAAATCATAAACTTCTCTACGAATTTCTGCTATACGGTCCCAATGTTTGTCTCTTAAGTTGTTGCAATTTTCTAGCCTCACTCGCAGTTCTGCTCGTTCATCTAGTGCAGTCTTAACCATATCTTCGGTAAACTTAATTTGATTACCGTCTGTATCTGTATATAAGTATTCCACTTTAGTCTCCTTATACTGTTAGTAGTTCTAGTGCTCTAATCTTTAGGCTATCAGAGCCACCTGACATAGCCCTTACGCCTGTGACTGTACCTTTATCTTGCTTGCCGTGGTCGGCATACTCAATAATGGATTGCCACAATCCGAACTCCGTGTCACGGATATTCTCTTGTGTAGGCGAATTTTCATAGATATTTTGGGCAATGTTCCGTGCTGTAAGTGCACGGCTTAATTGATTTTTCTCGCCTTGGCTGAGCAGATGATGAGGTGTGTCCTCAATAGTAGATGGCAATGGAAATACTCTTTTGAAATATCTCAAAGCATTTTCTCTACTAACTGATTTAGTAATTAAATCATTAGCCAGTGTTTGATATTCATTCACACTGTCATAAGACATCTGCATAATATATTTTACTTCTTCTATATTAAGTTTGCTGTTTGTCGTATGCTTTAGTGTGTATGTATATTTGTTATTGTTCCGATAGATTTTGTTTATCTGATTGGCACAAAACAAACGCTCAATGATTGGCTTGATGATGACTGAACTGCTGCCATCGTGACTGGTTCTAGCCAGAATAAACGCAGCGTGTGGGTCATTGGCTACTGTCATTTCAATTGGTAATTGTAATAACATCCATACCTTTGCACCGCCATCATACTCACCTGCTGCTGCATAACGGGCTTCGCCTGAATCAATTAGTGTATCTAGTGCACTAAACAATTCACCGTTTTGAAATACCTGATAGCGATTACCAACAACACCGATGTTACTGACTTCACCAAAAGGTGTTGTCTTAACTACGGCTTGTTTGTTTCTTACTGCTATCTGTAGTGGTTCACCTGCGCCTGGGATTGTGTATGAGGCTGTCATTGGATGCAATGATACTGACCAGTCAAGACCTGCTTGTCTGGCTACATCTCTGGCTGAGGTTGCTGTTACTGCTGTGCCTGACTTAACCCAATTGGATAAGTTTTTCATTGGCACTGTTGTTGTTGTCATTTTTCCTCCCTATCATAGATAACATCTACAACTTTGGAATGTAGTTCTTCTCCCATATTACTAATAAAACTACTATCTACATCTGTTGCATATACTCTCTTAAGTAACTTTGCTAAATTATAATCTGGATTAATCTTAAGAACTTCTTCAATGATACTTTTAGCCTCATCTTTACTTGCTTCATAAAGATAAGTAGAGAATACAGTAGTAAGTGGTATTGCTACATCTTTGTTTACTGCACTACTTAGTAATAGTAAGTAATCAAATATGTTATGGACAGCAAACTTCTCTGAGCGTATGCCCATTAAGAAGTCACGGATTTGTACATTTTCATTGGTTGCTATGGCAACCTCTGCTATATGCTTAGGTGTTGGTTCTTCCTTGTGCATATTTTCAATTGCCTTGCGGATATCCTCCACAATGCGGATGTTTGTTTGTGTATCTTCTGCTTTGTATAGACCAGTTTGTGTAAGTAGTTCTACATCTACTTCTGCTCTGAGGTCTTGTATTAGTGACACGATAGTCTCCTTATAGGTATCTTGCGATTGAGTTGTATGTGGATGTTGATACTGATTCTTCATCAGTCATCTTAAGAATACGAATAGCATTCTCAATTTCCTCTTTCATATCATTAAAAGAGTGAGAAAGAATTTGCTCAAACTCTCTTTGAGGTTCAACAGGAAACTCTGTTTCACTACAGGTCAGGTCAAAATCTACATTGAGAGTTCTGTTCCAAGAACGGTAGTTGGTACGCAGGTTTTCTGCTTTTGATATGTTAGCGATAGCAAACTTAGCAACTTCCTTGCGCCATTTTTCTAATGACTTTTGGAACTTTGCTTCGTTCTCATCTTGCTTTGCATAGTCGGTTTTTATCTGGGCTAATTTAATTTCTAATGCTTTGATTACCTTAACTGTAGGTATCTTTACATTAAGAGTTCTGCCATTGCCTCTTGCCATTGTTAGTCTCCTTTTCTTTATTGTTAGTACCAGTTGTGCTTGCGCCAATGAGCCCAAGCAACTGATGGTTTGTCATACCTGTGTTTGATATACGCCAAGCCACGAGCAATCTGCTCGGGCGCAGGCGTTGTTGGTTTCATATTCAGCAATTGTGGTATGCCAAATGCTGAAGATTTGGGGTTATCTGCAGTGTGGTCCCACGCAGATTCTTTGCCCCAAAGTTTTAGTAGTGCCTTGTATTCAGACTTGTCCCATTCCTCATACTGTGCTGAGATTAGAATTTTGGCATAGTATTTGCTCAAGGATTTGGTCCATCTGATTTCCTTCTGAACATTTTTTACTGGTTCTTTGTTGTCTATCTTGGCTGTTATACCCCAAGAAAGATTCGGAAATACTATTGATGGTATTGTCAACAGCCAACTGAATAGCACTGCGTATAGTTTCTTCATTTAATAATCCCTCTGTATAGGAAATATCCAATAGCAATGAGGTATGCCCAGGAAATGAGCGGTGAGATGTGTGGAACTTGAGCGACTGCATTTAGTTGCTCCATATCTGTTCTCCTACTTTGTCCCAAGCATCTAGTGATACTGGTGCTCCAACTATTGTTTCTTGAACCATCTCTTTAATCTTGTTTACTTCTAAAGCAAGATTGTCTAGCCAGGTTGCTATCTCGGCTAGGTTTAATAGCAGTTGTTCATCTCTCATACTAGTCTTCGTCTCCCCACATTCTGTCTGGCTCGTCATTAGTTACGCATTCCTCATCGGCACTATGCCTATACTCGCAGTCTGGGCACATTTCTGCGCCGTAGTATGCGACATCATCTTCTAGCCTTGGTTCACTCATTTCATTCACCTATCTTGGCGAATGCACAAGTTTGGCATAGGTAATAATCCCAATCGTTTTGGTCATTGACTGGGATTACAAGTAGGATGCCACACTTTTGGCATTCTGATTTGAAATAGGTTTTAGTCTGTTGTGTCACTGTAGTCTCCAATGTGTTCGTTGACGCGTTCTTCGCCCCACATTTTTTGCCAACATTCAGGGTGAACACCACTAATTATCTGCTCCCTGAATGGTGCTGTCAAGGACTGAAATGCTCTGCCTACATACTCACCTCTGAGATAGGTGAATAGTTCGTGTTCTTCTACGGCGATTGAGCCTACCTTGAAGCACACTGGGCAACGCTTGGTCATATAAATGGTTTTCATTTGCCCTTCCTTTTCTCAGCCCTTATAGCCTGCTTGGCTGGGCTGTATCCGTCAACTGTTTTACCAGTTTTCTTTTGAACTTTTGGCTTTTGTTTCCAGGCTTTACCATTTTTGCGCTGTGTATTTGTAGTCATCTCTGAGCCCTTTCTATTCTTAACAGCCTAACTACATCCCAATAATGACGCTCCCACCTGTAGGCTGAGCGCATAGTCAATAATAAAACAGCCAACTGTGTGACTATTAGAATACATATAGCCACAATTGTTCCCATATCTAAATACATATTCTGAACCCTGTTCCTTTCCTGCGGATTACCGCTGGCGCTGGCAAAAAAAATTAAGTGGGCTAGCCAGAGCCGAAGCCCTGACTAGCCCTGAAGAACTACTTGATGAACTCCAACGCGGTGACAATTTGGTTGTCATACCACTTGGTTTGACCAGCATTCTCACGAACTGTGGTTGTGAGGTAACCGCTAAGATTAACGGCGAACTCGGCGTTTTCGGCAATCATTGGACGCAATTGACCAATGATGGCAGGGTCTTGAATCGTAACCTGACGGCTAGCGATGAAGCGTGAACGGATTGAACCATCTGGTAGGTATTCTACCTGACGGGATTGGACGATACCTTTGACTACATTGCCGTAGTCGCGGACTGACTTCAATAACGCATTATTGAAGGTAAATGAGTTAACTGTATTCACTTTCTTTCTCCTTTTTTGGGGGCGTATCCCCCGTCACTCGGACGGGGGTAGCCCTTGGTTAGATGGTTAGTTACAATTAGGACAGTGTGTAGCCTTGTTATAGACCAAGTGGCAAGCCTGACAGATGGTCTCAGCGGGTGTAATGATGAGACTCGTATCTAGGTCATAGATACGGTCAGCCAATTGACTAATTGGCTCGGTGAACTCGTTCCGTATTACCTTGACGAGTTCGCCAGTTTCATCATCAACATATTCTCTGGTCACAACTTGGGATGAAATCCAATCGTGACCTGAAGGTTCATCAGTAATGATGGACCAAACGAACTTATACTGGAGATTGCCGTCATCAACAATTTGATGGGCAATCGTAATGTCACGACTGTCTCGTAGTTCCTGACAGTCAGGACATAGTTCGGTTAACGCTTGGCATTGATAGCACATTTGTGTGATTGAGATGCCATTGCTTTCTGTATACATACTTTCCTTTCTGTCTACCAACTTGGTAGAACGCGGACAGCAGTATCGCCCTGTCACTCTTGCCCTGTCTGCCGAATAGGCAGACGTCTAGGGCGACAATCGCGTTAAGCGATTTGACAGGAAGCGATACAATGGAAGCGATGTAGGAGCACGAGCCAGACGGCGGCGAAGCGCGGCGTAGACGCGCCGACGACGTGGCGAGAGCAGGGCGCCAGAGTATGGCTGCGTGTAACGCTGACATACGAGATGCGTGGAACGCATCGGGCGCTTGCGGTGCGACGCATAAAGCGAACACGATAGCCTAGCAAAGGCTAGCGTGAAGCGGTGCGTCCAGCATTAGTGACCGCCAGCCACTGATGCTTTGGCTTTTAGTTTTTGTATTTAATAAGCCGAGCCCCAGTATCTGTATTATTATGGGCGAGGGAGACTGTCTCCTGTCCAGCGCCTGCTGTAACAGGACAGACAGTGACATCAAATTAGGCAGGCGGGGTCTTTAGACCCCAGACTGTTTAATTTGTCTGGTCTGTATTGTAGGTAACTACCAAAACTATTTTCTAGTACAAAGCCTATGCCCCCTGTTCTGTACTGATATGTCCTATTTTGTCATATTGTATTCTGTGATTTGTATAACAATTTGGTAACAAACCGTTCGGTTTGGCTGTTTGAACGGATTAATACTATATAGGGGCACAAAGTGCCCACAGACAGTAGCAAAGTCTTTCGGACTTTGCGTACAGACTGTATCTACTATCTGTTACTAACTGTCTATATAGTTTTAAGATGGGACAGTTCTGTGACTTTTCAGAAGGGTAGTAAAAACCCTAGGACCGAGGCTATGGCATCGGCAAAGGCTAAAGTAATAGCCCTTGTCTCCGAGGGTTGGACGCCACACAAAGCGATGGCTGAGGTGGGTAAGCAACCCGACACCATCCGAATCTGGTGTATGCGGGACCCTAAGTTTGCTACTGACCTAGCCCAAGCCAAAGAGGATTCTAAAGAACGAAGCCTAACCGCTTTGGGGATAGCAAGGGACGAAATTGACTTTCCACAATTCTCACAAATGTTTTTGGACCAAAGAGTTTTTCCACATCATCAGGATTGGATTGACTTACTAGAGGGACGCGAGCCAACTTGGCTTCACCAAAATATGATTTATGAGAAGGGCGACCCAAACCGTCTTCTTATAAATGTGCCACCTGAGCACGCTAAGTCCACCGTAATAACGGTAAACTACTCTACATATCGCATCGCGTTAAATCCTAATGTCAGAATCATCGTAGTTTCTAAGACGCTAGTCAAAGCACGGGAATTCGTGTACGCAATTAAACAAAGGTTAAGCCACCCGCGTTGGTTGAAGTTGCAAACAACTTTTGGACCCGAGGGAGGATGGAAGGAAGATTCCGATACCTGGCGTGTTGACACCGTTTATTTGGGAAGCGATGCACGTAATTCATCTGAGAAAGACCCGACTATTCAGGCTCTCGGTATGGGCGGTCAAATTTACGGTGCCCGTGCCGACCTAATAATTTTGGACGACTGTATAACCACTGCTAACGCTCACGAGTACGACAAGCAGATTAACTGGTTACAAAAAGAAGTAATTACCCGTTTGGGTAAAAACGGTAAGTTGTTAGTAGTAGGGACAAGAATTGCACCAAATGATTTTTATAAAGAACTACGTGACCCGAAACATTGGTCTGGTGGTAGGTCGCCTTTTACTTATATGGGTATGCCTGCTGTTCTGGAGTATGCAGAAAAGCCGAAGGACTGGGTTACGCTTTGGGCAAAGTCGGACGCTCCGTGGGATGGCGATGATGAGACACCTGACGAAGAAGGACTCTACGCAAAGTGGGATGGACCGACACTAGCACGGCGCCGAGGCGAGGTAACACCCTCTACTTGGGCATTGGTTTATCAGCAAGAGGATGTAACAGAAGATTCCATTTTTCCCGCTGAACTTGTTCAGGGTTCTATAAATGGGATGAGAAAGCGTGGTCCTTTGAGACCAGGTTCTGCTGGACATCCAAGTCAAGTTGAAGGTTATACCGTTGTGGGATTTGACCCTGCTATGGGTGCTGGTCGTGCAGCGTTTGTTGCTATGACTTATAACCGACACGATGGAAAGATTTATGTTTTAGATTGTATGGATATGGCAGAACCTACGCCACAAAAAATCCGACAAGCAATTGAAGAATTTGTTCAAAGGTATAAACCCCAAGAACTAAGAGTTGAAATCAACGCTCACCAAAAAGCCTATGCACTGGACTCAGATTTACAACAGTGGCTTGCAGGTTACGGTGTAAGGTTAAACTCACACTTCACGGGCAAAAATAAATGGGATACAAACTTTGGTGTTGCTGGTATGTCTCCGCTATTTGGAAGTACAGCAAATGGTAAGCACCAAAAGAATAATATAATTGAGTTACCAAGCACTGAAGGTTCTGAAGGACTTAAGGCTTTGGTTCAACAATTATTAACCTGGCGTCCTAATGGCAGAGGTAAGACTGACTGCGTTATGGCACTGTGGTTTGGTGTTTTAAGATGTCGTGAATTTATGCAACAAAATTCCTATGTCCAGAAGTACGCACACAATCGGTGGGCAACCAGGGCTCAGGTAGCAAAAAGATACTCAGTTAACTTAGACGATGCAATTGCAGAGCAATGGCAACAGACCTATGGATAGGAAGTAAATGCTCTCTATAGAACAAATTTCAGCACGTGTAGAAAATCTACGTGAACGTGCTGCAGAGCGTGACTCACGCCAACAAGATGTACTTGCTGTTCGTAAAGGACAGATTTCAAGTGTATACCCAGAGTTTTTTCCAGAAGGCGTAGACGCTAACGTAGTAGCAAACTTTATTGACATTGTTGCCCGTGACCTATCTGAGGTTATGGCACCATTGCCTTCAGTAAATTGTTCTGCTGCAAATCAGGCTAATGACCGTGCTCGTAAGTTTGCTGACACACGTACTCGCATTGCAACAAATTATTTTGCTCATTCAGATTTACAAGTTCAGATGTATACAGGTGCAGACATATACATCACTTTTGGTTTCGTCCCTTTCATTATTGAATTAGACGAAGAAGCAGGGCTACCGCGTATCCGTATAGAAAACCCAGTGGGCGCTTACCCAGAGTTTGACCGCTATGGACGCTGTATTGCCTTCGCAAAACGCTACTATATGGCAGCAGGTGAACTAGCATCACAGTTCCCTGAGTATGCACATATCTTGCTTGGTAAAGAAATGTACAAGTCAGATATGAATTACCAGTTAGAGGTTGTTCGTTATTATGATGACCAACAATCACTTCTGTATGTACCAGAGCGCAATAACTTAGTTCTATCACAGGCTAAAAATCCTATTGGTAGAATGATGGTTGTAGTAGCACGCCGTCCATCTATTGATGGCGAAATGCGTGGACAGTTTGATGATGTACTCGGTATTCAGTTGCTTCGCAACAGGTTCGCATTACTTGCGATGGAAGCAGCAGAGAAGTCCGTTCAGTCACCAATTGTTTTACCTGCCGATGTTAATGAACTTGAAATGGGTGGCGATGCAGTTATCCGTACTGCTAACCCTGCTGGCGTACGCCGTGTTGATTTAAATATTCCACCTGGAGCATTTACTGAACAGGCGTTGCTACAACAAGAACTTAGAACTGGAACTCGTTATCCAGAGGGACGTACTGGAAACATTGATGCAAGCATTATTACGGGACAAGGCGTTCAAGCCCTTATGGGTGGTTTTGATACACAAGTCAAATCTGCTCAGGCTATTTTTGCTTCTGCATTA